AGGCGCCTTGGGCTCCTCCGGGGCTTCCGGGGCTTCCGAAACCTCCGGAACCTCGCCGGGCTCACCCGAGACCACCAGAACACCCACGCCGTTGCGGACGTGGTACTCCGCCGTCGACCTGGGAAGGGCGATCTCCTCACCGGTCTGGATCGGAAGCAGGCTGACACCTCGGTCCGGGTGGAAGATCGACGTGTTCGGCCGGGTGACCCGGAACAGAACGTTCTCTTCTGCCATTTATGTGCCTCCTTGTGTCGCCGTGCCGGGCTTTGAAATAGCCGCAATGGGTCTTATCAGACAGACCCAATTCTGACACAAAAGTCAAGGCCGATCTATAGCAGGCTATTTCCCTGGGACGTACTTCTTACCGTTCAAGATGTCCGACAGAAGGGGCGCCGAAATGCCTTCCAGTTGCGCAAAGGCCGTACGTGTACCTCCGTGAGCTGCGAACTTGGCCCTGATCTCCTCCGCACGCTCTACTGTCATCTTCACCCGGGGCTTTCCACCGGACGGAATGTAATCCGGGTCCACCCACGTCTGGTTCGCCAGCAGGTAGGTGATGGTGGCCTTCACCACTCCGTACTCTGCGGCCAGACCCTCGTGACGGTAGTTACCTGTCGCGTACTTTTTCCGGATAGACCTGACCTTGGACCAGGTCAGTTCAGCAGCCGGGTTGCCCTCTCCCCGACGATGCTCCCCGCCCAAGTCGCTGAGCGGCGTGTACTCGGGGTCTTGCCACAGCTTGTTCTGAAGCACTTCCTGCACGGTGGACCGGTCAATCTCGAACCGCGTAGCAAGGTCGAGCTGCGTCCACTTGCGGGTGGCGAACAGTCGCCGGATCCGGGCAGCTCTCTTGCGATCCAGCTTGGTCGTCCCGTTGCGGGCCCTGTCGTCCGACTGCTCGGGCTTCAGACCCCACCGCAAGTTACTGGCGCGGTTGTTGAGCCGGTCGGAGTCCAGGTGCCTGACCTCGTGCCCCGGCGTGGGACAAGGGCCGTGAAACGCCTCGCAGACGAGTCTGTGCACGGGCCGGGAGTGCTTCTTCCCGTCCAGATGCACAGTCACCTGCAAGTAGCCCCGGTTGCCGACGATGGGCTTTACGACCGAGAGGGGGCCTGTGACCTGCCCGTCTTCACGGATGCGGTACTGGGTGAACGTGGGGTGTGTGAGTCCCTTCATGGCGCCAGTGTAGCGTAATAACTAGCACGAAGAAGCCCCCTCGGTTGAGGGGGCTTCTTTACGCCGCTGACCTGCGAGTATCGATCAGATACCCGTTATCACGCGTCCCGCTTTTGGCTGATCGAGGAAGATCGCGCTCTGGCGGACGACGTTGCAGCGCCACGTCTCGTTGGTGGAGTTGTGCTCCAGCGGCGTGACGTCGAGGGCGCGCTCGTCGGCGATGCCGCCGATGGTCTTGGCCTCCAGGAGGATCGCGGAGTTCGCCGGGACGCGCCACGACTTGACGATCTTGAACTGGCCGAAGAGCAGACCCGGCAGGGTCAGCCGGTCGGCGGACGCCGTACGGTCGGAACCGACGAAGTACTTGTTCATGTCGGAGTTGAGCGCCAGGTCCATGGCACGCGCGTGGTGCAGGATCAGCGTGTCCGGCTCGAAGCCGAACTTGGCGACGCCCGTCTGGTTGGTCGACTCCGCGTCGGCGAGCTGGATGGCCAGCATCGCGTTCGCCAGCGTGGAGCGGACGTCCGTGGCGGTCGCCCAGGCGGTACCCGAGGCGGTCGACGCGAGACCGGCGATGGCCGCCGAGAGGAACGCGTCCTCCCAGGCTGCCTTCATCGAGTTCACGACCTGCGTGATGCTCGTGTTGACGCGGTCCATGTCGTTCCGGCGGCGCATCTCCTCGGTGAACTCGATACCGAAGGCACGCTTGATGGTCCGCGCCGCCTTGCCGATGCCGAGGTTCGCCGTGATCAGCGGGATCTCGCCGCCCTCAGCGACCACCGAGGGGCCGCCGTTGGCGTAGAGCGGAGTGGACTCGTTGTACAGGACGACGCCGCTGGGGACGTCCTGCACCTTGCGTAACACCGTGTCGGTGATGAACTGCTGGTCGGCCAGGGAGAGAATGCGCTCCTTGATGACCGCAGGCCGCTTGAGCAGGGTGTTGACTGTGAGGCGGTAGCCGTCGTTGCTGGAAACGGTTCCGACCGTGGTCTGAGGCATGTCTCAGTCGTCCTTTCGGGATTCTTCTCGGGATCAGACGCCGAGACGGAGGTCGACCGGGCCGGTCGAACCGTTGGAGATGGCGGCCTGGGCGATGCCGATGATGGCCGCCGGGGAGTCCGTGCCGGACACCCAGGGAACGACGGTGCCTGCGGCACCGGCCTTGAGGACGTCGAACGCGGCGACGGCGCCACCGGCCAGGAGGTTCCAGACACCGGCCTTGGAGATCGCGACGTAGTCCGTGATCGTGGAGGCGTCGAAGGCCTTGCGGGTCACTCCGGTGCCGTACGTGATGTCCGCGTCCGGGACGGACGTACCGACCGCGTCATCGGTGGCGACGCCAGCGACCTTCAGGGAGGTCACACCGGCTTCCTGAATCTTGGTGGTGCTGGTCTCGGTGACGAACTCAACCAGGCGCCCGGCGCGGACGGCACCGGAGCTGATGACCTGGAAGGTCTGCGGGGAACCGGACTTGAAGACGGGGCTCACACCCATGATCTATCTCCTTCGAGAGGTATCTGCCGGGAGCCCCGGTCAGTGACGGCCGTACTGCTCGCCCCACAGGGACGCGAGCTTCTTGTCTTCCGATGCGGCCATGGCCTCACGGTCGTCGCTCTCCGGGGAGTAGCTGTGACCGCGTTCGCGGGCCAGGTCGATGTAGCCGGTAGCCGAGTCGAGTAGCTGCCGGACGATGGCGGAGGCGTCGACCGTTTCGATCCCGCCCACCTGGTTGGAGAACTCCAGCGTCGCGGCAGGGCCCGCGATGAGGACGGGCCGGGCCAGGTCGACCAGCGCAGCCGGGACGCCCTTGCGGACGTATTCGGCCTTGAGCGTGTCGAACTGCTGGAGGGCCAACTGGTGCTGGAGCGTCGCGACCTGGTTGGACAGGCTGACGATCTCGGGGCCTGCCTCGTTGGAGAGGCTGACCGCTCCGGCTCCGACCAGTTCCCTGGTGGGCTCGGTCTCCGCTGCGGCGGACGCGGCTTCGGCCGCTGCCTCCTCGGCGACGGCTTCGGCTTCCACGGAACCCTCGGAGGCTTCGTCCTTCGCGCGGGCGGTCTCCCACAGCGCGGCGAAGTCCTCGTCGGAGAGGTCGTCCAGGTCGGCTGCGTCGGTGCCGAGTGTGGGGTCTTCGGTGCCCAGGCCGCTGTTGAAGTCTCCGGTGCCCAGGCGTTCGGCCAGTTCGGCGTCGGTCGGCTCGGTGTCGGCAGCAGGCTCGGTGTCGGCAGGGACCTCGGCGTCCGCGTCGGTGTCGTCCGTGGAGAGCCCCAGCTCGGCGGCCAGCGCCTCCAGTTCGGCGTCCGTGAGGTTTTCCACGGCCGCCTCGATGTCCTCCTCTGAGGGGAGGTCCATCTCCACGTCGTCGGTGTCGAGGTCCAGCAGACCCGGCCCGCCCGGCTCTTCGATCAGTTCGTCGGAGTCGTCGGCGTCGATGGAGGCCTCAGCGGTGTCGGCCGGTACGAACGCGGAGGCGAAGATCGCCAGTTCGTCGTCGGTCATGTCGAGCGCTTCGAGGTCTTCTACGGTCATGTCGGTAGCCGTGGCCACCTGCTGTAAATGGTCGGCACGTGTGGCCATGTGCTCTAACTCCTCGTATGAGGTCGCTGACAGGTCAATCACGTTTTCGACGGCCACCCCGTTGGACAGAGCCACCTCTTCCCAGGTGCCGAGGCCTGGAATGACCGGGTCTAACGTGCCCAGAACATGCTGAAGCGCCCGGGGGAATTGCTTCCCGTCCGAGCGCTGGTAGTTTTCAAGGATCCGAGCGGACACGCCTAACTTGGGGTTCTGCTCCAGAACCTTGGCAGCCTCAGGGGTGACCTGGATCGTGGCGTACAGACCGTCCGAGTCGACCTCAACACTCTGCACCTCGCCCCGAAAGCGTTCCGGGTCGAGTGTGTGCGAGTTGTTGGTGTCAGCCAGCATGAAGGCAACCTGGTCGTAGGCGCCCGCAGTGAAAGAGTTCGCCAGGTCAGCGAGGTAAGCGTCATCGAAGGAGATCTTCCGGCCCCGGTAGTTGATCGTGGCCTTGGGGAGGATCCTTTTCCGGTACACCTTGTTGGACAGCGCGACGGCGTCACCGTCATCCTGGGGGGATAACAGTAATTCGCTCTCGGCCATCCTCATACCTCGCTTGCCTTATCGACTGCGCTTCATAGTACTGAATAATCCTAGTATTGGCTATCATCCCGACCCGGTTCAAGCAAGGGGCGAGACGGGGTGAAAAAGCCCGTCCGGAAAACAGGCCATAATCAGGGGTTAGCTGACCCGCACCACTTCAAGCCAGCTACCCGCGCCTAATACGGCGGCTTGTCCTGCGGTACCGCTGGCAAAGGTGAGCACGAGGTTTCCGGCGGTCGAGGAAGTAGTCAACTGTCCGGAAAGAAGAGCCGTTTTATTCGCTCCGGAACCCGTCCACGAGTCCACACCCGTGAGGGTCGCAATGCTGGTGGCCGTCGCATCGCCCCAGACCATCGTTGCGCCTGCCGGGCCGGTGAA